GATTATGGTGTTGCAAGCAAGAAATTGGCACGTATTCTTCGTGGATTCCGCGATCTCCCGATCCATGTAATTTATCTAGCTCACCGCAAGGATAATATGCGGAAAGGTACAAACACACTTGAATCGACTACACCGAATTTAACAACAAAACTATGCACCGCTATAATGGGATATATGGACATTGTGGCCTACCTTTACACAGCAGACGAACAAATAGAAAATAATGGTGAGTATCGAACTGAAATGCATAGGTTTCTACTCACGCAACCAATTAATAATTTTGCCGCCAAGGTACGAGAATCAAATTTCGCAGAGAACATGGGAATTGTTATGAAAGACCCAAGTTTCCCCAAGATTTTCGAAGCCTTTAAAAAATAATTATTTATCAAAAGGAGAAAAATTATGTCAAACAATCCCTTCATCCCCAATTCAAACACTTCATCCACGACCAACTCCACCGCTCTGAATGATGCATTTGAAGTTGATTTATCAAGCGTATCAGATGATTACTCAATTCCAGAGGGAACATACGAGGCTAAATGCATTGATGTTCAGCAGGAAGTTTCCAAGAGCGGTAATCCTATGTTCGTGTGGGAATTTGAAATTACCAAAGGCAACTATGCGGGTCGTACATTCAAGTCTTGGACAGCCATCACTCCCGCCGCAATGTGGAAAGTTGCTGAAACAGTCATCGCTCTTGGAGTTGGACAGCAGGGGCAAGTGGTTAAATTTAAGCGTGGTGACGTGCTTAATAAACCCTGCGGAATAGTTATTGAATCGGATGAGTACAACGGCAAAGAAACATCCAAAATCTCACGAGTTGTTTCGCTTCGCGAGATGAATTCCTCTCAGAATTAATATGTTAATTGATACTCTAGAAACTCTAGAAGAAATTAAGCCGAAACTTCTTGCGTGTACTGACCCATGTGTTGATACTGAAACTACTGGTCTTTCAATTTTTGGCAATGCGAAAAGACCTCGGGATAGCGTTATTGGTATTTCTATTGATATAGGGTCGGAAGCCTATTATTTTCCATTTCGTCATCTTCAAGGGAACAACCTTCCAATAGAGTGCATGGAGTTTTTTCGTGAATATCTGTCAAATCCGCATCGTACTTATGGCGGTTGGAATTATTCATATGACCTCCATATGATGGCGTTTGACGGTGTAAACATTGCTCCAAATTTTGAAGATGCGATGTTCGCTGTGCACCTTCTAAACGAAAATGAAGATAACTTCAAACTGAAAGACCTATCGGATAAATATAGCATCGGAGATGGTTCTTTCCAAGAATCCATATTGGAGGACAAAGTATTCGAAGAGTGTCAGCGCCTCGGTATGGAGTGCTCCCGGTCTCCACGAGCAGCAAACAACACCAAGTCTATGATGTACGTGTTGAGACCCGAAGATGTTGAGCCGTACGCTTGTGATGATGTGCGACTGACGCGTGGAATGCTCGACTTGGTTCGCCCTGCGTTGAAACACTATGGATTATATGACATCTGGAAGCAGGTCAACTATTACTCCTACATTGTTACTCTTATGGAGCATCGCGGAATGCAAATTGATGTCAATATCATTAATCAGTACCAGACAGAAGCGGAACAGCGTATTAAAGAATCACAAGATGCGCTAACCCGAAAAGCGGGTTTTGAATTAAACCCGAATAGTCCCAAGAAAGTTTGTCAATTTCTTGGTACAACAACATCTAACGCGGAACAGCTGCAGATTCTTTTGGATGCTGGCGGTGAGGGGGCTGAAAAAGCCAAATTAATTCAGGAAGCTCGTGGATGGAAATCTGTTGATAGCAGATATTATACTCCTTATAAAGAGTTGATGGATGATAACCACGTTTTACATTGTTCGCTTAATTTGATTGGTACTTATACGGGAAGACTCTCATGTTCAAACCCTAATTTACAAGCTGTAGCGAAAGCGACTGAAGTTTTTAAGGTCAAGGACGTGTTCACGGCAAGACCCGGAATGACGATGATTCAGGCCGACTACAAACAAGCTGAGATGAGATTGGTAACGCACTATACGAAAGATCCGGTCATGCGGGAGCTGATCGAATCGGACGCGGACCTGCATTCGGCTACGGCTGAGAGACTGGGAATCCCGAGAAACGCCGCTAAACGAATTAACTTTTCAGTCATATACGGCATTGGGTATAAACACTTAGCGGAGAGTTTGAGAGTTGACCTCAACACAGCACGGGATTACTTGGACAAGTACCATTCACTATACCCCGGTTTTAGAAAACTTCTATCTTACTGTGAGGATTACGCGAAAGAGAACGGATACATTAAAATGTGGACGGGAAGAATCCGCCATTTTAACACCCCCAATGCGGACCCCCATAACGCTATGTCTAATCTAATTCAAGGAGGAGTCGCTGAGATTGTTCGGGTGGCAATATCTCGTTTATTTCCAGCTATCACCGATTTGGATGGATACATGTTGTTGCAAGTTCATGACTCAGTTATTTTTGAAATACCCGACGAAAATCTTGCTATTGCCCTGCCCACTATTAAAACGATTATGGAAGACTTTGATTTTGTTCCACGAGTTGGTGTTGACATTGAATTTGGTAAGTCATGGGGAACATTTCAAAAGTGGAAACCATAGTTCTCCTTGTGTTCTTCTTTGGCTTCTCTTGCATTCGAGTTGTTACGAATACGCTTGCCCGCCTCAGCCCGCTCAATGCAAGGACGGTACCAACGAAGCCACACGGAATATATTAGAAAGGAAGTGATTACACTGATAATAGCAGTAGACTTTGATGGGATTATATGTGAAAATAAATTCCCTAAGATTGGAAACCCAAATTACGAGATAATCTCTTTAATTCGTCAACTATCCGATAAAGGACACGAAGTAATTTTATGGACTTCGCGAACAGATCAAGAGTTGATTGACGCAGTTAGTTTCTGTGAGGATCGCGGCTTACGTTTTTGTGCCATTAATGAAAACGCACCAAGCAATATTTCACAGTACATAGACAAATACCCACAGGGAACTCGTAAAGTGTACGCTGACGTTTACATTGACGATCATAATTTAGAGTATGTGTGCGAGGATTTTCAACGCGATGGCGGGCAGGAGTGGGTAATTAAATACTTAAAACAATTATTATCACGGAGGATGAAATGAACAAAGGTAAATTAACAGTTTTAGTTGGGGGTCAATACGGCTCTGAGGGGAAGGGGGCTGTAGTTGCTCATATAGCAAATGACTATGATGTACATGTTAGAGTAGGCTCTCCTAATGCAGGTCACACAATCTATTGGAATAATGAAAAGCATGTCATGCAATCTATCCCCTGTGGATGGATTAACCCGAACGCTACTATCATCATTGGTAGGGGTGCACTTCTCAACATGAAGCAATTTATGATTGAATTGGTCCATATACTTCGTTATTACCCCAATTTTCTTGATAGACTTTATATCGACCCCGAGGCAGGAGTGCTCGATGAAAAGTTTCACATTGAAGAGGGGGGCACCCAAGGTGAAATGCACAAGAGAATTGGATCTACAGGTGAAGGTGTAGGTCCTGCCCGTGTGGCAAGAATTAATCGAGACCCCGGTAATTTTAGATTATTTAGAGATGTTGCCAGTGAATATAATCTCACCAAATGTCTGTGTGAAAACACTCCTGAAATCATAGCCGCATTTCAAGATAATGGCAAAAACATTCTTATTGAGGGTACTCAGGGTTCTGCCCTTTCATTGTTACATAGTCATTGGCCGTATTGTACTAGTATTGACACAAACGCCGCAGGAATCATCTCCGAAGTCGGTATCGCTCCCAGTCGTGTGACAGATGTCCTAATGGTAGTTCGAACTTACCCCATCCGCGTCGCTGGTAATTCTGGTCCAATGAAAAATGAAATCAAATGGGAGGATTTGTATAAGCGTTTAAGCAAAATTTTTGAACCCGAAAAGACCACTGTTACTCGTAAAGTAAGACGTATTGCTGAATGGGATGATGGTTTATTCCACCAATCCTGTATATTGAATGCACCAACAAAAATAGCATTAACATTTGCGGATTATATCGATCCCGGGCTTTATGGTACAACTGATGTCAAGGATTTAATAAACAGTGAAAATTTAATGATGTTTATTAATAACACTCACATCAATACCACTGAGCATCCGTTAGTTCTTGTTGGCACTGGAGCCAAAACTATGGTAGACTTCTGTTTGGATTCTGATAAGGAGTAAAGTTGATGATTAGATACGTAGATTTCGAATTAAGTGATAACGCCAAAGTTCCATTTAAAAAACACAGTGGCGATGCTGGGTGGGACCTTTTCACTAGTGAGGATTGTGACATTCAACCCGGAGAGACTGTCGATGTTCACACAGGCATCAAAATCAACATGCCTCCATTTTTATATGCACGGATTACTGGACGATCATCAAGCCTACGCAAACACAATCTTTTAATTAATGAAGGGATTATTGATAACGGTTATACGGGTGAGATGTTTGTGTGTGTCCGCAACATGGGTGACAAAACATTTCATGTTAAAAAAGGAATGAGGCTTGCTCAAGTGTTGTTTCATACGATTGAGGACATTAGGTGGTCTCAAGTTGACGAGATTAAGCCCACGCCGGGTAAACGTGGCAATAATGGGTTTGGAAGTACAGGTGATTAACTATGATTAAAATACATCCCTCCTGTCTAACGAAAAGCCGAAAAGCTATACGAACCATGCAGGAACCCGTTTGCTCGCCCCAAGTTTCCGAGTGTAAGAGAGATACCAAGGAAGCCACAGAAGAAGTATTCGGAACATTGCACAACAAGGTGAATATGCAAGAGTTTCCCTCTGGGGCTATTAGAGAAAATAAGAGTGGTAAAGGTAGATGTGATTTATTACCGATGTGTGCACTTCTCAGACTTGCCCGCCATTTTGAGAAAGCCAATGAAGACCATCCCGAACGGAATTGGGAAAAAGGCATTCCGATGCATAGTTTTATTGATTCCGCATTCCGTCATTTAATGAAATATATGGATGGGTGGAATGACGAAGATCATCTATGCGCCGCATCGTGGAATATCTTGTGCGCTATGTGGACAGAAGAGAAAAAACCTGAAATGCAGGACATCCCAAGCAGACTAGTTTATGAAAAGTCAGAATAAGCTTGAATATGATGGCGTGGTGGTTCCGGTTTTGAAGTTTATTAATTCTTTGCCGGAATCAAAAGCGATTAATATCCACGGAAGTGTTTTTTCTGAGCGCGGTACGCCTGATGTAATCGGATGTATTCGAGGTCGTATGATTGCCTTCGAGTGTAAGAGAGATACCAAGGAAGCCCCAAGAAGAATACAGTCGTGGAGATTGTGTGAATGGTTACGCGCTGGTGCTGTTGTTGGTTGTGTATCAAATGTTAATCATGTTAAACTAATTTTACAATTAATGGGCGTAATATAAAGATTAAGGCGGGGATTTCTCCCCGCCTTTTTGTTACAAACGATCTATTGTGTTAACGTAGAGTCTTGGATTTAATGTCTTTATAGCGTCCATAAGTTCGTCCATCACAAGAATAACCTTTTCTATAGGTTGTCCCGCAATAAGCTTTAGGAACTCACTTTCGCCATATTCACCTATAACATCATTACCATGTCTTTCGCTAACTTGTATGTTGGTATTCTCAGGAAAAAGATAATGTTTTAATCCGAGAAAAGTTACCAATTTTTGACAGTTAGAATAATTTTCAGGACTGTCGTTAACTTCTTCGATCGCTTGTATCAGTTTTTCTTCTGTGAGTTTCAATTTTCTGTGTTTTTCTTGAGCATTTCTGCCGCCTTTTTGAGGATAGCTTTCTCTGACTCATCATCGGACTTGCGAATCATCTCATCAAGGTGTTCTGCCATATCCATTTTGGCTTCATCACGACTATAACGGCTCCTGTAACTATTGCCGTCATAACTTCCGCCATAGATATTGCTATACCCTCGACTGTTGCTACCGCGATTGCCGCCATAATTTCCCTCACGGCTGTAACGGCCTCGACCGTCACGTCTACCTCTTGCCATACTCATGCCGTCAAAAGACTCACCGCCGTCTTCCATTTCCATGAGGATAGTAACTTTATACAGACCGCTCACAGCGTCTTTGGCAAGCCGTAAATCTTCTGCCGATCTAAAATCGCGCCTTACAAGGTCCTCAAGAACATCACAGAATTTTTCTTTTGCTTCTCTATAAACTTCGTAACTCATCATATCACCCCTTTATTAAGCGATTCGCGAAACAGTCAAATTCGCGTTTTGAACCAAAATGGCAGGTGCGGGGGTAGTTGATGCATCTGCGCTTTCAGACGTGTTTTCGACTGCGATGTTGAAACAGCATCCCTTTGGAACTGTAATAATAGCAGTGCTTGTCACGTTACCGAAATTTTCCGATGTAGGAGGATCGGTAGCAGCATCCGCAGGTTGATAGATCGCTCTACTCGTAGGAATAGGATCTCCATCAATAGCAAGACTTACACTAATCGGACCAACTGTTCCGCCATCAGGAATCGCGATATTGCCGTTGAACGTAACTTGATAGCGCGCGAAGCATCCATTGCCGCAGACTTTCCCGCGTAACACCAAAATACCACTCTGCTCTCGGTGGTATATAAGACCCTTGTTGCAAGGAATTACCGTATTTAACAAGACAGGCGATCCCGCCGCTACGGTCTGAACAGGGTTATAGGCGTATTCAGCCATATTCGCGCCCCCTTAACCTACACCGCAACCGCAATTACAGCCGCAATTGTTCTGGTTATTCGGGCAAGTAAAAATCGGCTGACTACCATATACAGGCTGAGCAGGGATCGGGCAAGAGCGAAGCTCATTCAGAAGAGCAGTGTTCGAAGCTTGCATACCAAGCTGGAGCTGAGAGGTCTGAGCTGTCTGAGAAGCCGCAAGGGTCTGCATATTAAGCTGAGTCCTAAGATTAGCAATAATATCGTTCTTTGCGTCGAGCTCCTGCTGGCAGAGCTTGTCGAGAATAGCCTGAGTGGAAGCGGTGTTAGAGGCAATAATATCGCGAACGCCATCAGACAGAGCCGCGCGGTCAGCGCAATTCTCGGTTGCGATAGTGTACTTCAAGTCAGCTGTCGCGAGACGGTTCTCACAACAACACTGATTAAGCGCGTTGATGATGTTAAAGCCTGTGTTAGCAATCTGTCCCTGAGTGGTATTAAAGCCCTGCATGTTCGCGATCTGACCCTGTGTGATAGCGTTCTGGAGAGCAGTGGTCTGATTGCACTGACCGATAGCAAGATTGTTCAGGGCGGTCATAGTTGCGCTCTGGTCAAAACCTCTCTGGATATCAGCGTTAGTACCGATATAGGTAGTAGGACCGCCGCCGTTACCGCCACCAAAACCGCCGTTATTCCAGCCGTTATTAGCCGCGAACAGGAACAGAACGAGAAGCCACCAAGCTCCATCACCGCCCCAGCCGTTAGAGTTGTTTCTTGAATTGCCTGTGACTGCCGCGATATCCGCAGGCGTCATGCCTTCACTTGTGATTGACATAGATTTTCAATCTCCTTTAAAATAATATTTTCAAAACCTCGCGAGTTGTTTTGACTACTTAAACAAACTTTGTAATTGACTTGCCGTATTCTGCAACTGAGTCAACTGTTCCTGCGAAATCTGTCCTGAATCGACAAGTTCCATCACTTTTTCTTTCGGATCGCCTTGAAAATTCTGTTTGAATTGCTGAAACTGAGCGATCATTGACATCATGTTTCCCACCGGTGCAGGCATAGGGGATGTGTTCAACAGATTAAACAGTGAGTTTGGCATTCTTTTTCTCCTTTGTCAGCTTTTCAATTTTCTTTTCGAGTTCGCTTATTTTTTCATCGTATTCAGAACGAGCCACAAAAGCGGCTGTATCAAAAGATTCTTTTGTTTGAGTACTTTCTCCTGTTTCTTGTTTTATTTCGTTATACTCAAAAATTCGCAACGGCAGAGGCATTCCTGTGCTGTCTGCTGATTTGATATAGAATCGAGAACTTTCGCTATCCATTAAAAGAACACTCTGCCCCTGAGGGACAATATAACTTTTAGCGCCATTCTCGCCCTGAACCCACTGAATACTGTTTGAAGCAGGTTGTTGAGCAGGCTGATATCCTGCCGGTTGATTGTAATACACAGGTTGATATCCTGTGGGAAAATAACTATTGTATGCCATCTTTAATCCTCCATTTTCTTAAAAGCATATAACGGCATAGAGCGGGACGAATCCCAGCTATCATAGAAGTCACCGTTTTTAACGCAAATCGCATGACTTCCTGTGCCTAATATAAACGTGCCGTTCGGGTGATCTTTGCAGAACTCCTCGACACTATAACAATAGGGGCAGAGATTCGGTAATGGAAAATATTCATATCCTTTATCTACGAGAAATCTGCCCCATACTTCATTGCTCATTGGCAAATCCGAATACATTAAGCCATAAATACACAAGTCGAGATAAATCTTGTCCCATGATTTATCTTCGGCCAATGAAATTGCTCTTATAACGCAATCACCCACACGATTGCCAATGGGATTTGAATTAAAATATATATATGCCATAGTATAACTCCTACTTGAGCAGATACCGCCAAGTGTCGGGACCGACAATGCCGTCCTGATCCAGACCTCTTGTCTTTTGGAATCGCTTGACCGCCTGATCGGTGGCACTTCCGAAGATTCCGTCCACTTCGAGATCGCCGTAGTGCATAGCGTTCATCAAAAGCTGAACCGTTTTGACTTCCTCGCCGGTGCTGGTATAGCCTGATTTTGCGAGATAGGGCATAGAGATATCAAAATACACAGCTTGTCCACCTCCACCGCTGTTCCATCCATTGTAACCGCCAGCTTTGATAATTGACGGATAATCTTTGTAGCATTTGTTTTTATCGACGACGCCGATACCGGGGATCGAGTTGCTTTCGATCAAATTGGTCTCGCCGCCATACTGCCACATCCCGAGGTTAGAGCCGGAATACAAGCATGAGCGTGTCCAGCAGGCAATCCAGAGGTCGACGGCGCTGTATACCGATTTATCGATATAACTGTCGAGCCAGTATTTGCCGGTATACAGCATCGGATAGTATCCGGCTTTTTTGATACCCTCGATCCACGTTTTGACGATGGATGTGATCGCGCTCTTGTTATAGCATCCGTGACGCTGATAGTACCCGCTGTCCTCGACGTCAAGTGTGATCGGCATCGTCGGCTTCTTCCCTTTGAGCAAACGTTTGACGTGTTCGACCTCAGACTTTGCCTCGTTGGTGTTGGTAGCATACGAGTAAAGATAAACGCCCCACGGCATACCGAGGGATTCAGCGTCCCGCACGTTTTCTTCAAACCTACAATCATCCTGATTTGTTAAATCCGAACCGTAGCCACAGCGAATCATAACAAAATCATAGCCTGCTGCTTTTGCTTTTGACAAATCGACATGTCCGTTGTTGTCGGAAATATCTATGCCTTTTTTGCCGTTGGTGTTAATCATTCTGACACCTCGGGCAAACCTTTGAGCGCCAGTAAGAAGCTGACGACCGCCGCCAGTGCTCCTCCGCTCAGAACCATGAGCCAGTTGACTTCATGAATGAAAGCTGCCTGAGAACCCATCACGGCAAGGCAACCCTCGGCAAAGGTTTTGATCATGCGAATCGCAACCGCGATCCACCAGTCTTTTGTGAATACTCCGTTCATTGAATCAGTCCTTTCTATCTTTTTCAAGATCATCAATGCGATGATTGGCGACCTTAATTTGTTCGTCGACTAAGGTGTTATGCTGTTCGAGGCGGTACACTCTCTCAATCAGCTGATTGTGTTTGTCCATCTTTTTTTCAAGTTGTTCAATTCTCTGCGCTTGTAATGCGTCGCGCTTGTCCATCTCCGATAGTGTCTCACTGTGCTGGGTGTGTGATTGTATTGCCGCCACCGTGATGGAAGCAACAATACCCAACGCCGCGCAGATCAAAGCTGTTATATCAATCTGCATTGGAATCACCTACTGTTGTATTTCATTAAATCTAAGATTTTCTGTTGCTAGGGTTTCGTCCGTTTCAAACATTTTGATATCACCGTCGCAATAAATATGTGCTTTTACGATTGCCGTGGTGCTGGATGGCAATTCTACACTATCAATAAACAGTTGATATCCAATATTTCCTTCCACCGCAAAGCAACTAGCAGCTTCTAATGCATTGAAATCCACCATTTTGATGTTAGTTGTAATAGTACCTTCGGACGAATCGTAGACAGCTGAGTACCGTTTTGTCTTCGCGTCAACATAATCCGTGATTGATTTGATAGAAGGATACTTAGTTGTGAGTAATTTGTTTTGTGTAGTAATAGCACCCGTTAATCTGTTATTTTTATTTTCGGCATAATTTTCAATTTCACTAATTACGGCGTTATAGGAAGGCTTATTCGCAGTAGCGTTGTAGATACATCTAGCAGAAAAATATTGGCTATCAGTTACGCTACTGTTATAAGACGTTACCTTATTTGAAACGTTCTCTTTCCCGCTTACATCAGGAATTAAATTATCTACCTGAGTTTTGGTGTAGTAGTTGGAGAGGTCTATCTGAGTAGAGCCGATAAGCTCCCATGCGTTATTGACGTAGATCCATTCCTCGTATACATTGCCGGTTGCGGAACTTGCCGCAGGAATAAGATAGATAACATTTGTCTTGATGTTCTCAGTCGGCTTTGACTGCGCGACTTCGAAGCTGAGTGTTGTAATCGCGCTGATACTATCATAGACACATTTAGCAGACGGATACTGATCATCTGTTGATTCAGAAGATAACGCAATAACTTTATTTGAGATATTTTCTTTTGCATTAAGTAATGTGTTAGTTTCTGATTTAGAATAAACGTCTAGCTGAATCTCTTTCCATGTATATGCCCATCCGCTACTAGAAGCTCTAGCAGATGTACATAAGAACACTCTAACTAATCTCCTAAGAGAATATAACGACTCTTCAAATAAATATAAGTATTCACCTTCACCATATGAATTTATATATGATGAAAACGATTCACTGCTTGGCGGAACATAAAGATTAGGCTGATTTGTGACTGTATATGTGCCTTTCGAGATGCGGTAATAGTCACAATATCTTATAGTTTGTCCTCCGCTAACATATGAAATATACTTATAGCTGTAAATGTTACCGTTCCAATAAAATATGTCATTATATTCATAGTTAGAGCCGTCATCATGAGTAGGGTTTTCGTTAGCATCTAATCGACCTCGAGGGTGTTCTAAGTATATCTTTTTCTGCTGTTTGGAAGCTAAAATGTTGTCAATATAAATGGTATCATAAAACGACTGACCGCCTTTAATAACACCCTTGTGATTGACAGTATCACCATAAAATTGACCGTCTGGCATTAAAACGATCTGCGCCGCAGTCGGGTTGAGGGGAGCGAGACCCATCTTATCATCAAGGTCAAGTGCTTCTTTCAGTTCATCCGCAGTAATAGCGTCATACTGGTCAATCCCTGCGATGGTCTGAGATTTGAGCACGTGATCATCTAACGGAATGGGAGGAATGTACGGCTCATCACCATTGCTTTCGATGTTTGGTTTGCACTCGATTTTAATGGCGTTTGTCATGCCGACTTTTTCGCCACTGTTGAATTTAACATAAAATTGAAGTTCTGCAACCGCTCTTGTCATTCTGGTGTCGATAAGAACAGTCGCAGTCATTGTGTTGCTATCTGTATCAGAAAAAGCCAACGGATATGACAACTCATTTTCACCTATGACAACTCGCAAAGACGCGCTGAAATCGGGGATGTTGTTGACCAACACCCGCCGATTACAAGAAACTGTGATTTCTTCAAATTCGTTTTCACCGACAAATACTTTTGATGTTGCGGCTTTTTTTAAATTTTTGTTTGAGTCAATTATTAGCTTTATCATAATTTACCTCTTTATGCGTCAGCAAGCTGAGTCCAGTTATATATAGTCTCTCCGCCAAAGTTTGATATGTTTGACAAGTAATATATGCTTCCTTCAAACATGACGATCTGTCCGATAACTCCCGGAAAATGATGAGAAATACCACTCGCACCTGGTTCTGCTTCGTCATCTACTGATTTCGCAACAGTGATATTTATTTTACTCGACAAATTAGTATCCAGTTTAGCCTCTGTAACAGCGCCATCTGCAATTAATCTTGTATCAACATAACCCGCTTGAGCCTGCGTGATGCTCTCATCTGCGCAGTCGCCTGTCAACATAACTTTGAACGCAATCGGAAATTGTAGCGTTTGGTTTCCATCAACTATTTTGATTTGGACTTTTAAATTGCCAGACAGATTTCCTAACGGCTTTCCTGTTGTTCCAAGCGGAACGGAAATTGTATTATTTTCGTATGTACACGGAACGCTTTCGTCCCCGCCATAAATAAGAGTATCATCTACAACCATACTTGCAGTAACAACACAGCCTTGTGGCAAAGATAAAGCAAGCGCTCCGTTATATACATTGACTTGTACTATCCTTGTGCCAACATCTTTGACATTAGCTATAAGCATGGACGGAACACAAGTTTGACTGTTTATGTCATAGTTTATAGAACTTATTAAAACATCCATATTATCGCCTCTTTTTCGTAAAGAAATCTGTGATTTTTGCCGAAGCTGTTCCAACCTCAAAATACGTATATCTTTCAGTTATGCTATCAAATTTAACTTTTGTTATCTTTGATGTTACTAATGAACCATCTTTTAACATAACCTTAACTGTATCACATAGATTGATATCTTGTATGCTATCTAACGCCTCGGGCAAACTAATCTTTATAGACACATCAATTGCATGATTGGGTACAGGGACTTTATCGTTCATTTTGTTGCAGAACACATGAATTCTACCAAATCCAAGTCTCGTCTGTCCACTGTCTACTGTCGGTGAATCAAATTCAGTTAGAACAGGCCATCCTGCATAATCACCGCTTCTTGAAGATGAAACAATGCTCCAGTTTTCACTCAATTCATTCGTAACATCAACTAATTTGACTTTCTCAAACAGAGTTGTGTCAACTAATCTTTTAGGCTTTGCCGCAATAATAATATCTCTGCGTCCTGACTTATCTCTAACCTTTGCGTAACAACACACATGAGTATACATACTGTCAGTTGACATTGATTTTGAATATTTGCCTAAATTTGACCCATATCTAATTATCTTATTTGTCGCAGAACCCCTGCGTTTTTTTAGATATACATTGAAGTTGTCATATTCGTATTCTCCGCCATATACATCAAGTATAGAGCCTCTTGTTCCTGATAGCATATCCCCAAAAGTATATCCGCCGTAGAATGTGGTATATGAGAAATCTCTGACGTCAGTTATGTCCGTGCTGAATGAAAACTTATATGTATGAGTATTGTTAAAGTAGAGGAGTTCCGCAGGTATAGATGAATCATCAAAAAGCCTTGTCATTATATCTTCTATTGTGAGGCTATCCCCTCCTACAGATATTCCAAGCTTGTTATCATCACTTGAAGTGCCATCAAAAGTCCGCGTCATATTTAAAATATCGTTTTTGATAAGATAAGAAATATGATTTGCTTTTATTGTGATTTTGCCTTCTTGCTCTTTGATTTCATATATCTCAAAGTATTGTTCACCTTTTAGCGGATTAGGCTTTGCTCCTATATACATGTTAGGCATTACTGTTTGTGCTAACCTGTCAGTATCAGAAATTGTCATATCGAGTGTAAACTCTCCATTACGTTCTTCTGTAATGATACATTTTGAGCAAGTATCAAAAAAACCATAGCCGTTAAAATTTAATAGAGTCTCTGCGCTCCCGCTACTAACAGTTTCTATGTATAACCGAGGTATCATATGCGCCTCCAGTTAGGTGTTATTTTGACATATTGCCACCCGCTATAACTTACCATTGCGTTACTTTTAACTTTGAGAGAAATCTCTGTTTCTGCAGGTAATTCCGGAATATAATCATACAATGCAGAAGAATTTTTCAACACTCCGTTGATATACAAATTTCCTGTTTCCCCTTCAATCTTTGCTGTGGAATTTTGGCTGGTCATGGAAGCTATTTCATATTTTCTGTTGTTCACATATAAGGTAACAACATAAGGACTACTAGCGGATATTTCTATATCAGGAATAGCATTGTATTTTTCTGGATTTATTAGTGTTGCAAAAACTTCGTTGTTAGTAATTTCTGTAAACACCAATGGCTCTTTGCCCATCTCAAGATACCAATAAGGTAAGCGACTAAATGTTATCTTGCCTTGTACCATCCCGTCTGCTTTAATTTCAACATCCGTAACCTTAGTGCAAACAGCTTTAGTATAATATCCTTCGTGGTATGTATCACGCAAAACTTTATACGTATTGTCTGTGATAAGCCAATCAATTAACTTTTTAATAGTTTCCTCATCTGTATACGGCATTTCTCGAGCATAACTCCAGAACTCATATGTTTCATTGACATTATCAAAAACATCGCCACCAACGGGAACACGTCCTGAACGTCCTGCAATCTCATTCAATTCAAGATTTCTCGATGGTATGGTGTATAGACTGCGCTTTTTCAGATACATTCCATAAGAGCGCAAGTCTATACCGTTATATTCAAAAGAATTAAATCCTAACATATATTACCTCGCATATGCCATTCCTGAACGCAAAATGGTATCAGACATAACCTCGCTGACTTTATCAATTATGTCATCTATATCGTTATCACTTCTCACTACGGGATTATTGATGTTAATATTAACAACAGGAGCTTTCTGCACTCCAAGCATTTCTTTTAATTCTGATAGCGGAGCGATAACTTCTGGGTTTGTTTGAGCACCCATATACTCACCGATCATGGCAAGAGTCGGTGATGATACAATACCGCCTTTTGCTAACTCGGGAATTTGAGGCACATCAAATGTATCAATCCATCCGAACGGCTGAACTTTCAGAATAGTGATATCGTGAAGTTCTTGAAGGATGTCGTTAATCGCGTTAAACGGAATCGAAATAACTTTGTTGATACCCTTTATAATCGCGTTAACGACAACCTTAAAAGCCTTAACGATGCCCTCTTTGATACCGTCAAACACTTTGCCGCCAGTCGAAAAGACATCCTTAACCTTTTGCCACGCTTTGCTGAAGATGTCTTTAAACCAGTCCGCGACCGCTTTGAACGGTTCCTTAACTCCTTCCCAAGCTTTCTGCGCTCCGTCTTTAAGTGCATTCCATGCACCTGTGAATACATTTTTGACAGGCTCAATAACGTTTTCATTAAACCAACTTGAAGCTCCTTCGAAAACACCAACGATATTGTTCCACAGGTTGACAAAGAAATTCTTAATCGGGTCGATGATGTTTTCTTTCACCATCGCTGCCGCGCGCTTTATAATTTCAACCCACGGGTCAATAACCGTGTGAAAAGACGAGACAATACTGCTCCACAAATTGGAAAAGAATTGACCAATAGGTGCAAAAAATTCTGCGACAGGCTGAATGATATGCTCATATACCCAAGAGCCAAACGATCCGAAAGCTTCTGTAATTGCGCCCCAAATATTTGCAAAAAATTCACCTAACGGTTCGAAAAATTCACCCAAAAATTCCCATGTTGACGAAAAAACGCTTCCGACGATCTCGCCGATGCCGCTAAGAAATTCAGGGAGTGAATCCCACAGTCCTTTTAGGATGCCAGATAGAATAGACGGAAGTGACTTTATCAACGCCATGATTATCTGGGGCGTTGCCTTTGTGAGGGCGACCGTCAAACTTATAATACCCTTTATCAAGACAGGTAAATTTTCCATTAAAGAATCATTTATAGAAATCAGAATATCAGGTAAATTGTCGATGATGGGTTGGAGTATTTTGCCAAAATTTTCCATTAAATAAGCCGCCATCATCGTTATCGCAGATATGATCTGAGGTAGCAAATCAGGCAAGGATGATAGGACGGTTTCAAGCAACGAAGGTAATGCGTCTATGACGCCGAAAAAAACATCTTGAAGTGCTGAAATCAAGCTGGGTAGCATGTCTATCAAAAGGCGGAAAATATCAGGCGCTAGTGCGACAATTTCGACAAAAACAGTCTTAATTCCGTCTACAAGCGGCGGTAAAATTGACTCAACCAAAGAAGGAAGGACGGACGACAGTGATGATAAAAGAGCCTTTGCACCGTCTAATAAGACAGGGAAAGTCGTTTGAAACAATGCGGGGAGTTCCTCTGCCAATTTGGGAGCCATTTTTTCAACAGCAGATACAATGCTTGTAAGGATAACGCCAATTCTCGGGATGATGTTTTCTCCTACTGTTTCAACGCTATCAAAAAGGTTGTTGATAAGAACATCGAGGTCAGCGTTATCGTCGCCAAGTCCTGTTATAAGATTTTGCCAAGCGGATTTAGCTGTCGCAATTGAGCCGGAAATCGTTTGACTTGCTTCTTTTGCCGTCGTTCCTGTAATTCCCATTTCAGTTTGAACAACATGAATTGCTTCGACAATATCAGCGTAAGAAGAAATGTCATATTCTACACCTGACAGCTTGGTTGCGTCATCAAGAAGTCTTTTCATCTCCTCCTTTGTGCCACCATAACCTAATTTGAGATTGTCAAGCATGGTGTAGTTCTGCTTCGCAAAACCCTGATACGCTGACTGTATTGCCGATATGTCCGAGCCCATCTTATTCGCGTTATCAGACATGTCTGTAATTGCTATATCAGCATACTTAGCCGCTTTTTCTGTATCGCCACCAAGTGACTGTATCAGAGAAGCCGAGAATGAAGTGACGGTTTCCATATATTCATTCGCCGACATTCCAGATGTCTTGTATGCGTTTTCAGCATAGCCCATTACAGCGTCAGAACTGCCTTTAAAAAGCGTTTCAACACCACCAACAAGCTGTTCATAATCTGCGTATGCTTTTGTTGCTGCAGTTGCAAGAGTGCCAATAGCCGCTGACGATGCCGCGACTCCTGTTGCAATTCCTTTAACAGCCGTGACCGTAGCAGAACCAATCTTTTTAAGACCGCTGCCAATTTTAGAGCCAAAATTTGAAAGGGATGTCCCCGCTTTTTTTAGATTTCTTTCGTATTCATCTGTATCGAGCGAAATTTTCGCCATCAAATCAAATACAGGCACTTAATTCTCACCACCAATCTTGGCAAGTTTATTTTTTATATTTTTTATAGTTTCTTCTGCATCCACCGGTTCCTTAGGCTTTTCGTATATTTCTGCGTATCTACGGCTCAAAGAAGAACCACCGCCGAATCTCGCGGTATTTTCGCCTATAATCTTGATACCGTCAGTAATATACGTAAATAACAACTTTTGCTCTGCTTCTTTTTTTAGAAAAAGGTCGATATATTCAGCTATATATGTAGAGCCAAATAGATCGACCTTTCCCAAATCTATAGATATTAGAGCATTTTTGTAATCTGCTGAGCCATAGGAACCAGCCTGAAAAAAGACCGCATCACTCGCTCATCTGAAATGCAATCAAGAAAGACCTCTAACAAATCAAAACCGTCAGCTTTCATAGCTTCTTCCTTGTCCATGAAGCAAAGCAGACCTAAAAATTCAACAGTCTCGGTATTGTGGTCAACGAACATAGCTTTTACCATTTCAAGCAAATTTGCTTTCATCTGCTCTTTTCTGGCTTCTTGTTTCTGTTCGTCGGTCGCTCCTTCTTCATACCGCGGTAATCTCTTTCTGATTTCTGCAATCTTTAGAATCTCCCAGTATTTTGCAAAGTAATCAGCCAACTTGTAAAGCTGTGCCAACATCTCTGGAGCGGAACAGTTAATGAGCGTTTTATTCATGCGATTTTTTCCTTTCTATTATTCTCCGACAGTATCAGGAAATCTCTGCTTCGTGTACATAAAATTCCATCGGAACAGCGTCGGGATTTGCAAGAGTGACGTGACCAGTCAAAGTAACTGAAAGCTGTCCTTTTCCGTTCTTCGTGGATTTCAGCGATAATCCGCCTGTTGATAATGCGTTAGTCAGCTTGACCGCTACACAGCCGCCGCTTGTAAGGTCACCTACCCACCAAACGTCAGATACTCTCTTATCATTCACCTTGTTTGGAACCATCTGACCAGACGAGTCGGCAACAATCTTAGTTGAGTCAGTACTGTCAACCTTTGCACAACCAAGAGCTACAGCCACAATCGCTGGAGTAACGTTAAGAGCGGTAAAGCCAATAGAGCATTCCCAGCCATCAATGTGCTTTAAATCAAGGGTGTTATTAGGGCAATTATCGATGTCCGAACCAAAGTCCGAGAATGACGGTGTAGCAGTTACCTGAATGCCGCCAGTTGTAGCACAGATAATATCCGCATCGGCAGGAGCGGCAGGAGCGGTAGGATCAAAATTATTAAGAAGAACGCCAGCCTCAAGAGATAGCTCAGAAAAAACGTTCTCTGCGATTTTTGTAAATTTACCCATTTTATTCTCCTTATGTTTTTGTGATAAATTCAACTTGTATATTTAAATAAATGCGTCTTATGGAATCATCAGGATCTGACATTCGCTGAGCGAACGGAAACCCTCGAATGATCCAGATATACCCTCCATCAATCGGCGTAACAATTCCATCACCGATATACTCAGCGATTTCATCAACTTTTTTGCTAATAGCTTGCCATGACGTGGATCTATACCAAATTGAAGCGTCTAACTCAACAGGGCGGTCAAAATCACTTGTAGCAACGGAATATGTTATACGCGGAATAGAAGCGTCAGCCGGGACGGTGTTTTCATCATAAGCCTGTATGCCGAAAGAATTCCAGAAGTTATGTATAAACTGATATTTATCCACCGTTCAAACTCCATTCTTCGGCTGTGACTTCACGCATATTCAAAGTTGCACTTTCGGGCGTTTTCTTATCGTCGCCATCAGAAGTGACACGGAAAATCTTTCCATCCTCTACGCGTCTAAATATATCGTGATACTGTAAATTCATGGCTTTCTGAGTGATGATCGTGTAAAGGCTTGTAACACCTTGCTTTTCGGCGGTGCGTCCTTCCATAGACGTATCAAAGCGAATTGCCGCAAGAAATTCCGCCCCGTCCTGATAGGATGATATATAACCGCCATAGCCATCTGATACTGTCTGTTTATTAAGAATGACGCATTTTTCCATAGAATCTGTTAACAAACTCATACCTTACGCCACCTGTTCAATGCTTTTCGGAAATGCGATTGCCAGCTAATAGAATCACCGTCTTTGTCGGAGGGTTTTGTGTAACTGTAACCACCAAAACTTTCCGACTGATACGGCGAGTTTATTGCCGAAACGTTTTCAGCAGACCACTTGTCAATATCATCGACAAGGGTGATGACAGCGGAGGGGACTGCCATCACCCACACTGCCCCGCTAAACTCCTCATCAACAAGGTTACAAGCGGGGTGCAGGTGTACTCCATCGTTGAATACACTGCCAACAATTCGAATATACTGACCCTGCCGAACGCCCTGATCGGTTAAATCAAGACACCCATCCTCAATTCTAAATGCACCAAAGATTTTATCATGTTCAAACCAATTGTTTGTTTCGTTGCAGAAGTCAGTAATAGTCATGTTTTCTCCTTATGCTTTTGCGGTTACTGTTGCGCTTCCTGCCGCCTGTGCTCTGTAGTTAGCATCTACATAAGCAACTGTAATCCCCTTGCCTGTTGCCGCTGTGATTTCATCAGAGCCGTTCCAAGTAGTCCAATTCTTCAGATTCTGTCCGTATGTTACTGACGGAGCAGTATCTGCCACCTTGTACTTCAGGGTCTCTCCTGTTGCAGGGCTGTATCCTGCCAGAGTAATTGCAGTCTTTCCTGAGGTCGTTGCTGAAGCGGATGACGTTACTGTAATTGAGCCGAGTGACGGAGTGCTGTCAACCTGACCGATAACAACGCCATCTGCATACTCAACAAGGAACTGAATACCAGACATTGCGATTGTCTCAATCTGCGCTCTCGAATCAGTCTGGCTATGGTGAATACCGATATAGCCTGTTTCATCCGCAGTCAGGTCAAATGCTGTCGCTACATCCCCGTTCATTGTCAGGTAATACATAATCAGGTTTTCCTTGGCGGTAGAATATACCATACCAACAGGAATCTGAGTGTTCAGCATTACAGTGCCAAGACCAAGGAAATCTTCAACATAAGACATGCCGAAAGCGGTCTGAGTAGTAATAGTTGCGCTCTCAAGATAAGAAGCGATGGTGAGAGGGTTCATAAAATGAACAACACTTACTGCATCATCCTCAAACAAAACTTGCAGGTTACCCCATGTCTTAGCAAGAACAGACTGAAGGGTGGTACCGCCAACAACAGTACCATCAATGCCCTGCATGAATGTGAAGAACTTAGTGCGGATGCCTTTCTGAATCAAAGAAAGCATCTTTTTATCGGTTTCGTTGACAGCTTCATCATAGCCTGACTTCTTGATCGCTTCGGCAGTGGTAGCTTTACGCCACTTGTCGAGTTCGATCTCTCCGACAGGCTCCTTAGTACGCTCAAACTGAGATAACGGGATAATTTCGCCCTCGGGAACTGCGCCACTCTCAAGAGTACCGGTTGTCTTGTAGACATACATGGTGGTACCTTCCATAAGCGGGATTTTTCTGGTAACACCGAGTGCTTCAATCAGTTTCGGGAGCATAGAGCCGCCAAACTGATTAACAAAATCAATTTCACGAGCCTTGACCATCTGTTCTGTGGTAATAACATTGGTCTCGGCAGAAGTGGTAACATTAGCCATTAATTTTCATCCTTTCATTAGAACCCAAAAAGTTCATGATTTATAGCGATTTCCCTCTGGCGTTCTTTTGCGTCCTTAATTGCAAGAATTTCTTCCTTGGTCTTAGGAGTAGAGTTTCCAGTAGGCGGCGTCGCTGTATTTGCGCCTTGTTTTTTTTCTTTAACGATAAAGTCAGCCCATTCCGATTTGATATCTTCGCTATATTTGTCTTTGTCCTTGACAGCACCTTCAGTATCAAATTCAATCTTGTCGATTGCGTCCTTGCTGACTTTTAAAATCGTTTCAATTCGCTTGTCAGAAACTCCCGCTTCTTTGAGAATCTTCTTATAAGCATCTGTTTTCTTTGCCGCCGTTGCTTTGGCGTCTTGCTCTTTTTTGTAGTCGTCAAATTCCTTTTTGATGGTTTCGTATTTCTCCTTGTAATCGTCGCCTTCGGAATTTTTGTATTTTTCAAGTTCCTTTTGAACTTCGGGAAGTGCTTCTGCGTCTTTCTTGTACGCATCACGCTGTTCCTTTAATGCATCAACTACTTCCGCATGAGCAGTGATGATCTCGTCTACCTTCTCCGCCTCAATGCTAAGAGCCGAGAGAAACTTTCTTGTAAACGCCATTGGAAATCCACCTTTCTTTGAGAACGTTTCTTTGTTCTGTTTCCAAATTTATTATAACACACCCAACCTATTTTTGTCAATATACCTAATTGCAACTATTATCATGTTGTATTGCATTTCATTCCAAAGGAATGTGAAATGCAATACAACATTACAATTTAATAGTCGAACAATACTTCTAAATTCCTTGTAGTCGCCTTTTAGTAATATCTTTATACTGGTCAATGTGGTTGGTCGCAGCGGGTTTTAAAAACGGTTGTGCCTTTGTATTGACTGTGCCTAATTCAACATACGGGGCATATTCTACATTAGTACCGATATACGCCGTTTTTTCTTTAACATCATGAGATATGGAGTTTCTCAACCGCCCAGTATCTACGGGACACTCCTTTTTCGCATACCCTTCCGCAGTTAAGCCTATCTCTTCAAGAGCGACTTCTATCGCATTATCAAATTCATCTAAGACTTTATCTGAATTGTCAGTAAATTTTACGCTCATTTTTTACCATGCCCTTTTTCCCATTCCTCATAGTTCATTCCACCAATTTTGTTGTTCCTTTGAGAAACATCTGACAAATTGAAATCTACGCCGTCAACTTGCCCCATAAGAGTACAGCGACAGTTGTATACTTCCCATGGTGGCCCTTGCGGATCACCCGGAAATCTACACCCATTTGAGAATTTCCCACCGACTTCAATCTTCTCCCCGTCTAAATCTCTGTGACTGTCTCTCGTTCGTCCATCCAGAGTAGCAAGCCATACCTGCTTCATCTTGATTCCCATGCGCTCGGCTCTTTTGTATGAATCAACACGTCCAGCATTCTCAGCTCCTGTTGTCATAGTCCGAGCATTTCTAATTGCTGACTTTCTGTTAGAATCTCCAACTGTTTCTGCAAGTCTTTTGGCTATCTTCGGTATTGATTCGCCTTGTAGAATAGATTGCGCCATAACCGACTGGATTTGTTGCTTATTCCAGAGAACATCTTTACCTTCACGGATTCGCTGAGAAACTTTCTTGCCCGGCGGTGGTAGCAAATCGGGGTTATCTCTTACTAACCTCTCAACCGTGGATTTATCGTACAAGGTGTATGATGTGTCAACTAAAGACCCTCTCTCAACTTCAAATGTGCCGTAATTGTGATTGAGAGCATACACATCATGAGAATGATCTTTAATCATCTCGCTTGCGATATTATTGACGTTATGGAAATCTTCTGCCAGAGTTTCTTGCATTTCTTTCCATCTTTCGCCAACCGCTATTTGCCCTGTGCGCCAATAGTCATAAGCATCGTTGATGGTTTTTTGATTGATTTCCTTAATGCCTTTCATTTTGGCATAATCTTCCACGTATTTTGTTATTTTGCCCGCGTCACGTTCTGCTCTTTTGATTGCGTCCTTTTTCTCAAATTTCTTGAAATAATCAACCAATTTGCTATGGGCTTCTTTTGAAGCCTGTTTATACTCTTTGTTTAACCGTCTTTCAAGAATCCTAAGAAGTCTATCTGCTTCACTGTGACCGTAATCCACTGAGATACCCCCTCAGAATTACTCTGTCTCAATCGAAAATCTGTCAATTTCTTCCGCTTGCATTTCTTTAATCACATCATCCGCTTTATCTGCATCCCCAAGAATTGTCATAACTTTCCGCGTAACATAATCTTGACTCAAATGAGTAGCAGAGGACTCAACAGCTTGAATTTCCTCTAATTTGTTAATGATTAATGATCTCGTAAAAGTAGGTTTCTCATTTTCAATTCCCGCAAGTGACAAAATCTTATCAATAAAATCAAGCACAAAATATTCAAAGCTGTCACATTTCTCTGTAAGCATTTCATAAGCCGCTCTGATTTGTGTAGCGGTAGTCGCTCCGTTAACGATGTCCTGCACATTCAAAGCCATAGCGTCTCTGTACAGGTCTTTTGCAATTCGTTCAAGGAGCGCTTCTCTGCTCTCGTATGGAATTTCTGTTGTGTGTGCTTCGGCAGTAACATCATCATCAACATTCGTTGCGTGTACTGTCTTTAGCCGTTCAACAAAACGAGCGAGATCAATTTCACTCATTCCGCCCGCATTTTGAAGAATCCAAAATATTTGCGCCGCGTCGTCTAAGTCGTTTGCGAAACCGGACTTAATAAGATCATAACAGTCTATTCCTTGTCTTATCCCTATTAATGCAGACTGTCTGTACTTGTTTGCAAACATAGGTACAATCGGAAATGTCGGATAATTTTCAAAATCATAAATTTCTGTTCCGTCAACTTCTGACTCCCGAACATTTGCAACATATCCGCGTTTTTCTTTTAATACAGCGCCTTCATTATCGCGCCAAATATATTCCGTATACCCGTCTGGTTCATATAATGTCGCTCGTAGCGGTTTATCGCTTGCTACCTGCCAGAACCTTGCACCCGCCATTAACGCTCCATTTTCTTCATCGTAAAGTGGGGCAAATTCAGTCAGACTAAACACCTCAAGATGGTCTAGATTATAGAATCCAAACGCTTCACCGCCAAGTAGAGCATCATGGGCAACCTCCTGCAATTTATTGTCGAAATCACCCCCTAGTTTATCTTCGACTCTGTTGATCCAAGTAACGCCATTACCGAGTAGATGTTGAACTTCTTGCGTAGTAAAGATATGAAAAAAGTTGCTCGGGAGTTTATAATTCGCGCTGTAGTTATCAGGAACAGCCTTTCCCGAGATATCATACAAAAACTTCTGATATCGTGTTATCGTAACATTTTGATGTGCATCGTACTGTTCTGCGATAACGGCTTCTTTGTACTTGTTTGATGCTTTGTGTTCGTTAATTAGAGATCGGATAAACTCCATTCTTTCCTTTTCATTTTCTCCTATTGCGACTAAATCTTGATATGTTTTCATATTTGCTCCTTAGTTCCATATTGGTTTATACATTGGCGTGGGCCTTGTAACCCGCATTGTCTTAACAAAGTATCGTGTTGCGTCCATGTAATGGTCATTAACCTTTACTGGCTTATCCTCAACCCCATCATCCCAGACATAACCTTCCGCTTCTTTTTTCCATTCGCTTATGTTTGGATTGATTTTGATAAGCCCTTTTTTCATAGCGGTAGCGGTTTCGCGTATACCATCCAATACATCATTCTTTGCATTCCTATTTCTGCACCACTTCCGGCGCTTCATCAATGTAATGAAACTTGCTGCAGACGGATCAATAATCGTCTGAATCCTGTCTGTTAACGCATTAGGGCATAACGCTATCACTTCATTGACAAATTTATCCATATCCTTCGCATAATCTTCATCGGTCTTTTGCTTACCTGTTTCTCTGCCGGAGTAATAGTAGCCTGTAGGAGCATACCAAAAGCCGTCTTTTCGCTCCCATAATAGAGCGGCAAATGCGTTTAATGTGCCATAGTCAATAGATAACACATAATCGTTGATATTCGTTGATGTAAAGCCCTCTACTTCTTCAACAGCGGTCTGATACATCGGGTAGATCAAACCCTCTGCTTTTGCCCACAAGCCTTTAATATACCTATCAAAGTACACCGTACCACTGTATTCGGCTTCAAGTGACTTAATGTATGAATTAGGAAGAAATGGGTTGTCGTAAATGGTATAATGTTGATAATACAAATCAACGCCTTTGTCGGCACTGTCAATAAATTCCCTTATAAAATGAGTTGGGTAAGATGGATTTGCGGCGGCGTGGCAAACGGAATACGACAAAGATAATCGAGACTTCAACATCTCGAAAACTTCTTTATTGATGTCAACTATTTCATCACAATAACAAAATTTAATTTCAGAACCACGAAGTTTGGATACCTGCCTAATATTTTCAGCACCGATACAATAAACTTTTTCACCGAACAGAACAGCCCAATTTCGAGAATTTATATCAGAAACTACATTATTTCCCCAAATATCTCGCATAGGTGTCAACACATTTCGCTCAATATTCTCTTTAGAAGCTCCTAAAATTAAATTGATACCTTTTAGCCCATGTCTTTCTCGAAGGCATTTGGGGATAATGTATTGTACTGCTAAATGTGATTTACCCGAGCGCACTGCACCAACAGCAAAATTCCACCGATGGTTGGCGTTATTAATATACTCAACCTGCTTCGGTGTGAGTTCAATTAAATTATTCATTTCCTGTGTCTTCTTTGGTGTCTTCCTTGGCTTCGTTTGTCGAGACGGGTTCTTGGTTGTCTAATCCGATTGATGCATCGAGAAGTGCCTTTTCTGGCTTCCCTGATATATCCTCGGCGGTAGACCGGATTGAAACTAGCACATTATCAATCAACTCGATCATGTCATCTGTTGAATCAACAGGCATTTGTACCGCTCTCCATAAATAAGATGCTCTATTGTATAACCACGAAAGAATTGCTTTAGTATCGGGTGGTACAGTTTTAGTGACAATCTTCGTTACTCGCATCTCACCTTCAACTAATTCTTTAGTGATTTCGTCATACTCAAACCCCATGGCTCGTTTGAAGAGAGCGCCTACAATTCGTGCATTTGTAATTTCCTGCCCAATTACTAAGTTTTCTTCTAACTCCGGGTACTTCTTGCGCCATGATCTAAAAGTACGCTGGTCAACACCCATCTTCTCAGTTATTTCTTTAATAGTACACCCGCATTGCCGCCATCCGGCAATTAACTCTAGACCCTGTGGGGATATCCACCAGTCTACTTTACGGGCGAATTTGCCAGTTGGGTAGTCGTTGAAGACTACTGTTTCTTTGATTTTCTCAGCCACACACAATAGCCTCCTTTTCTTTAATTAAAACACACGAGGAAATTTATTGTCAAGATACTTAGAATTGCGGATTGTGTTGTTGCCGTTTCATGTTGTATTGTATTTCATCCTAAAAGGAAATGAAATGCAATACAACACACAACTTACGGCCCGCACAGGTGTTGTATTTCATGTTGCACAATACAATACAACACCTTGAATTGTGCAATTTGCACAAAAAGAGGCGCAAAACTTTGTGCATTCTGCCAATTGACAAAAGGGTATTTTCCATGTTATAATTTTTATAGAGGCAATAAACAAAACATTAATTTTTGAAATTTTAGGAGGACAAAATAATGAAAAAGACAACAACTAATCACACACAGTTTGAACTTAACGGAGTTATCTACTTGCAGACAGAATCGGGTTACTGCTTCACCGCAGAACGCGAACACGAGCACAGCGGGTATGTTAAGCTCAACAAGAGAATTTCCAAAGACGCCTACAACGAAGCATTCGAGCAGTACATGGAGGAACAGCGCCTCAACATCGAAATGGAACTTGATGATGCATCTGAAAACCCCGAAGTTTCGCTCAATGAGTTCTGTGAAATGATTAAGGATGGGCACACTAATGTAGACGAGCCAGCAGTCATCAACGAATACGGATGTGTAGACTGCACCGATTGTGAAGTTGAATGCGTTCACCGCAACTGCATGAGAAGAAACCCTTTTAATGTCGGTGGTCTTGGTGAGTGTCCTCGTCTGAAAACTCACACCAAACTTGTCAAAGAGGAGAAGGTCGAGAAGACTAAGAAAACTTCTTCTAAACCCTCTAAGCCGCGCAGAAGCAAAGACGTCGCCTATGAAGGTCATGGTATCACATTAACCGCGAAGCAGGTTAGTTTCATTCGACATCTTCCCGACACTTCATTTTGGCAGGATGGACTCGACTCTTGCGTTTGGGTTGACTGTTTATGTGATGACATCACAGGCGAATTCGCTGAGAAACCTATGACGGTTGGTGCGATGATCTCTACCCTTTGTGAAAAGGGTTTGGGCGAGAGAACCAGACAGAGAGTTGATGGCAGAAAATGCACTAGTTTCAATTTGACCGCGTTAGGCAAAAAGATAGCATCAGACCTTGGTCTCGCTTAACCGCGAGACATAAATACTGAAAGGAGTAATTATCATGACAAACCAAATCATTACAGACCGCACTACCACATGGCACGCAATAGGTAAGAGCGTGGAGCAGTGTCGAGACCTTGAAGGAGTCCTTCGTGACTCTGGTCTCGATTACACAGTTACTAAGGAGCCGGTGTTCTCCTTCGTGGACGGCAGAAACCCCGGATACCGTGAAATCCCCAACCGTTTCATCACCACCCGCGACACGGACGGTCACCTCTATGACGTGGTGTCCGACAAATTTGAAGTAATTCAGAATCGTGACGCGTTTGATTTCGTAAATTACATGGGCGAGGACCTGCAGTTTGAAAAAGCGGGCGAAACCGCGAATGGGATGGTTTACATCATCGGCAAGCTTCCCACCGTGGATATCCTTGGTGACGCGTTCACCCCGCACGTGATCTTCCGCAACGGCTTCACCGGCAAGGTGAAAATCACCGCCGCGATTTGCCCCTTGCGTCTGGTCTGCCAGAACCAGTTCAATTTCGCGTTCAAGAACACCCAAAACGCCGTGACTATTCGCCACGTACACAACGCACAAGCGAAGTTGGAGGAAGCGCGAGAAGTGCTTAGAATGTCTGCCGATTACATGATGGAGTTAAATGCGATGGCGGAGCAATACGCGGGTATCAAATTGACTGAGCAGGATTTAACCCGTGTACTTGACCAGATGTTCCCGTTAAGGGATGTAGAAAACATGAATGCATTCAAGCGTCATCGATTAGAGGAGGAGCGTGAAAGATTTAAGAGGGCGTATTTGGCCGATGATAACTCTAATTTCCGTGGGTGTGCATGGGGGTTAATTAACGCGTACACTGATTTTATCACTCATAAACCCATTGTTGGCAACACCGCAACAAAGGAAGAGGGTAACTTCGTTAGAGTTACATTTACAAACATGAATCTAATCTTGAGTGCGTTAGCTCAAGTAATGCAAACAGTATAATTAAATTCGCTGTCCTATCGGCAACACGGGGAGAATGGGGACTAAAATGAAAGACAAAAAGAATCAAAATTACCGGGCTGTGTGGCCGTACGCTTTAACGTACATGTTATCATTACTTACATGTATAATATCAGCAGCGTCACCGTGGACATGGTCGATTGTTACAGGCTTAGTATTGGGAGCGAGTGGTGCGTTTATATCGTCGTATTTGTTCTTCCGGGCTGAGGAGTGGAATCGAAATAAAATCTACCGATTAGAAGATAGAATTATAAGATTATCTAAACGTACTGATTTAGATGATGAGTATTTTAGGTCATATTATAAAAAACCAATATTACCCAAAGTCGAAAATATTCATGAAGTTAAAACAGATGAAAATGGTAAACTTATCGCAGTCAAGGGAAAGGTATGACATAGACATGAAGATTGTAATTAAAGTCGCATCGAATGTTAAAGAAGTTCCATCGATTATTTTAGCGTCGTTGACTGAGTATGAATTACACGGAAAATCAAATTGTGGGAGATGGGGCTTGCACGTTTCTCATAAGTGCTCACATGGAAAGTTAATTTATACAATTGATAGGAAAAAGGGTGAATGACTTGAATAGAATAAACATATTTCCATTAACCGCACCATGCCGTGGGTGTACTTCAAGAAGTATATATTGCCATACGGAATGCGAGAAATATTTAAACTATAAAAGAAGTATGGAGGAGTATCATAACGCCATGAATGAGGAGAGAAAGTATAATTATTATGTTAGTCAGAGATTGGACAGATTATATAGGATAGCAAGGAGGAATAAATGAAGTATTGCGGGATTAAATTGACTGAAAATCAAATAAGACTGTTGAAACTCCTCCCAGACACAACAGTTTGGGAGGGGTTGCATAGCAAAATGCCTATGGATATCATCTGGGATGAATTATCATCAGAATTTCAGAATAAACCAACAATATTTGGAGCATTAATGTCTACGCTTACAAAAAAAGGTATAATTAGCATTTCAAAGCAAAAAGATCAATTTAAGTATGTTATTTCTTATGTTGAATTGACTCCCGTGGGGCGAGAAATAATAACATCATTAATTATAGGGGGATAAAATAATGGGGAGTATACCATTGTGGGAAAACCAAACTGAAGCACTGGAGTTTGCACTGAGGCATCCAGTTTGTATGTTGGACATGGACATGGGCACAGGCAAGACTAGAGTAGCGATCGAGACGGCATTCGCGAGACGCGACGTATACAGAGTTTTAATAATTTGCCCTAAAGCTGTTATCCCAGTATGGAGACAGAATCTACAAAAGTTCGCATCCGATAAGAATTGGTCTTGTTGGGACGAATTGAAGGGGTCTGTGCAGGTTAAAACTGACAGTTTAAGCAATTGGGTTAAAAATAAGATGAACATTAGTCAGAAGCAGTTCATAGTTATGAATTACGATATAGTATGGAGAAAACCAATGGGGGACTTCATTAGACAACTAAATCCTAACATGGTGATTCTAGACGAAAGTCATCGAGCGAAGGCAGCAGGGAGTAAAGTATCAAAATACTTAGGTTTGCTCGGAAAACAAATTAAATATAAAATGTGTTTGTCTGGGACTCCCATGGCTAATAGTCCACTGGATATATACGGACAATATAGATTCCTTGATAACCGAATTTTCGGGACAAACTACAGCAATTTTCTTAGTGAATACGCAATAATGTCTTATACTACACCACCCTTTCCAATTGGGTACAAAAATCAAAAGGCATTACAAGAAAAATTTGATTCGATTGCTTATTCGTGTAAAATGAGTGACGTTGAGGATCAGCTTAAACTACCAAGTTCAATGCCGCCGATCGAGAGAAAAGTTATGTTACCACCAAAGGATATTGCTACCTCTAAAAACCTTGCAAAAGAATTTGTTACTGAGTGCGGGGGTGGTTTTGTAGTCGTATCGAATGTATTAGTTAAGCTAGTGCGATTACAACAGATTACATCCGGGTTTTGTGAAGTGGTTGATGATCTCTTTCATCAAAGTAAAATTAAAGATATTAATACATCAAAGAGGGATTCATTGTTCGACCTACTTCAGGACATACCTTCTGATGCTCCCGTTGTGGTCTTCTGCACGTTTAAACACGATATCGATACTATAAGAGCCGTAGCAAAGAAAAGCAAGAGAGAGGCATTCGAACTGTCAGGAAGAATTAATGAACTTAGAGGTTGGCAAAAGCGCGGGGGTGTGTTGATAACTCAGATTCAGGCCGGTGCTGAGGGGATTGATATGACAAAATCACACTATGCAATTTATTATTCGTTACCTCACTCTCTGGCTTTATATGAGCAATCAAAAGCAAGATTGTACAGACCGGGGCAAAAATATCCAGTGTCATTTATTCATTTGATCGCTGAGAACACTATCGATGAAGTTCTTTATTCGGCTCTACTGAGGAAAAAGGACATAATTAATTCAATCAAATCCGGTGATTTTGATTTTGGGTATCTAAAGTGATGACAAAAATCTACTTGACAGTATTAAATCTTGTGTGTTTTAATTATAAAAAGGAGGTGAAAGAATGAAGAATAATTCAGCGCGTACAAATAGACTTAAAGAACTGCGTGATAGGTCAAGGTTGACATTACAGGAAGTGAGCACCCTTACGGGGTATGGTGTTGCAACAATTTCTCGTCATGAAAACGGCGGGCGGAGTCTCTCAGATGAAGCAATTATAAAGTATGCAACGTTATATAAAGTGCACACGTATGAAATCTTTACAACCGCAGGAAAGGAACTAGAAAATGGGAATGAATGAAGAGGCTATCAAATATCTTGAGGGTGGCTGGAGCGTTCTACCTGTAAGACCCGATGAAAAAAGGCCGTTTATGTCAAATTGGTTGCAATACACCAAAACAAGAGCGGATCGAAAAACAGTCGAAAATTGGTTCAACAATCTTGCGGGGGCTGGAATCGGTGCGGTAACTGGACGAATTTCGGGAATAATTGTTCTTGATATAGAATGTGATTGCCCGTATTCCATAGAGGAGTTATTGAGAAAATACCCCACACAAATGATATCAAAGTCAGGCTCAGGAGGTTATCATTTATTCTATCAGTACCCACGGAATGTCGCTAAAGTGTCAAATAGAGTTCGAATTTTCGAGGGTGCAGATCTTCGTGCAGACGGCGGATTTATTGTGTTACCCCCAACAAGACACCCAAATGGAAAACGATACGAATGGGTAAAACAGGGACTAATGGGCACATTTCCCGAATCGCTACTTGATTTCAGGAGCGAATCAAATATTCAGGGTGAAAACTGGATAACCGAAGCACTACACGGAGTAGTTGAAGGTGGCAGAAATGATACCTGTGCAAGGTTAGCGGGGTATTTCTTCAAAAAGGGTATGAATGCAGACATAGTCGAAGCTTTGCTCATGGATTGGAATGAAAAGAACGACCCACCACTGCCAGTGAAAGAAATCCGTACAACAATTAAATCAATAGAGCGGTCTCATGCAATTGGTGGACCACAGTTTACTTCAGTTGAATTTGAGGATGACACGAAAACAACAAAGTCAACCACATTCGATGTACTTAAAATGACAGATTATGTCAAGGGGTATGGCGGAGTTGGAGTGTCATGGGCAGTCGAGGATTGGTTACCAGATCACTCGATAACATTTCTTGTGTCTCCTCCTGAGTCGTACAAAACATGGATTTTGTTGGATTTGGCTGTTTCTGTGGCATCTGGTGTTCCGTTTTTGGGACAATACGAAGTTAAATCCCCCGGTCCAACGATGATAATTCAACAGGAAGATTCACATGAAGGGTTAACCGACAGGCTTGCATTAATTGTTGAGCAAAAGTTGAGAGTGACACCAAAAATTGATGACGAGACATGGCAGGTGCCTACGATGCCTGATTTGCCGATTTATGTGCACCCGTCGCGAATGCTAAGATTTGATAATAAACAAGTGTTGGAAGAGTTAGAGGAACAAATCAAGCAGATTCGACCTAAAGTAATCATGATTGACCCTCTTTATTCAACGACTTCTGTGGATAATTATATGAGCGCCACTGCAGAGCAGATGATGTGTCTTAAAACTTGGCGTGATAAGTACGGGTGTTCATTTGTCATTGCTCACCACTCGAAGAAGAACGTAGACCCAGATAGCACGGCTCGTGAAGATTCGTGGGGATCTCAGTTCCTGAATGCGTTCCTTGAAGCAGGTTGGCAGGTGCGTCGGAATCAAAAATTAGCTCCGAATGAGATAATTGTTCGAAGGCATTCAAAGGTTATGGGAAATCAAGTACCCGTGTCGCTAACTTTTGACATCAGTACAAAATACCCAATGAAATACGAAGTGACCACACGACAGTACGAGTCTCAAAATTCACAAGGCAATCCGATTAGACCTGCACAGGATAATTTGTTAGATTTAATGCAAGATGAACCAATGACACAGGCTGAGATCGCAAATCGAACAGGCAGAAGTAGATCAACTATTTCACGCCAAATCAAGCAGTTGGAAGCGGCAGGAGCAGTAACTCGCATGCCTGATGGTAAATATAAAACAACAAATTAGGAGGAAACAAATGATACGCAAGAATAAATGCAAAAAATGTGGGTATAAATTTCATCTAATAAAAGACAATTTATACATTGTTAAGCAGAGGTTATCTGTTACAGAGGCGTTAACAAAGTCACCCATTGTGGCGGAAGCTTTTGATTGTCCCATGTGTGGTTGTCAAAATATTGTGGGTATTCGAGAGGAACGCATGAAAGTGGATAACGAAAATGCCAGTGAAGAGGACTAAGGGCGGTGGCTACCGCTACGGAACCAAGGGTAAGACCTACTACGGTAAAGGAGCCAAGGCAAAAGCCGAGAAGCAGGGAAGAGCGATCAAAGCCAACCAAGCAAGGAGGAAGAAATGAAATTCGAGTTATTGTGCGGTGACGTAATCGAGCGGTTGAGAACACTCCCAGATAAAAGTATTAATACCTGTGTTACATCGCCGCCGTATTATGGACTTAGGGATTATGGTACAGGGACATGGGTTGGAGGGGATCCGGATTGTCCACATTACCGGAAGAGTAAAATAGTTGAAGACCATACCTCGACAGGCCATGCACACACATTTAACGAGTCGGGTGGTATGGGTGATGCGATTTATAAAACCGTATGTCCAATTTGTGGAGCAGTTCGGGTGGACAGTCAGATTGGTCTTGAGGAAACGCCAGAGGATTACATCAACCGATTGGTTGAGGTGTTTCGGGAGGTTAAAAGGGTGCTCCGTGATGACGGTATTCTGTGGGTAAATATTGGTGATTCATACAGTGGTAGCAGAAAAGGAAGAAAAGCAGACGGAACCATGTGTGACATGACCAATTCACCGATTTCTAGCAAGAACGGTGGACAAACTGGTGGTCTGTTGAAGGGTGGTAACATCCCAGCTGGAACCAAACCGAAGGATTTGATTGGAATTCCTTGGATGCTTGCTTTTGCTCTTCGTGCAGATGGATGGTACTTAAGACAGGATATAATCTGGGCAAAGAACAATCCAATGCCTGAATCCGTCAAGGATAGATGCACAAGGTCGCATGAGTACATCTTCATGCTGACCAAGAGTAGGAAATACTACTTTGACCACGAAGCAATACAAGAGCCGACTGCAACATATGATGAAAATGTAAGGGATCGAGATCACACTAAACTTAACAATACTCCTGGAAGGTCACGGATGGCGGGACTTAAGAGGAATAATTACAAAACTCGTAACAAACGGGATGTTTGGCGAGTCGGTGTCTGTTCAACAGTTAAAGAAGCGCACTTCGCGGTATTTCCTAAGGAATTAATCATACCGTGTGTTTCCGCTGGGTGTCCGGAAGGAGGAACGGTGCTAGATCCATTTAGTGGAAGTGGTACTACTGGTATAGTAGCCGTACAAAATAACAGGAACTACATAGGGATTGAGCTTAACCCAGAATACATTGAGATTACAAAAAGAAGAATAGAGAAGGAGATCGGAAATGAGAAACACGAAGTATCTGTTCGATGAAACGAAGCAGACCACGGAGGGAATGGTATCGGTAAGCCAGTTGCAGACCTTCCTTTCCTGCCGCAAGAAATGGGCTTATGGGTATATTGAAAACCTGACCCCGCGAGTGGAGCGGCCCTACCTGTCAATCGGCAAGCTCTGTCACAAGGGAATGCAGACCGCCATGCAGTACAAATGGGAGCACGAGCACGACTTGGGGCATTACCGGGAGGACGCACTCAGAGCCGCCCACCTCGCTATGATTGCCGAGCACAACGAGTATGTGAGGAACAACACTTTTCTGGCAGAGGAGATGCCAGATATTGAGCAGATTCTGGTTGACGCCGAAAAGGTGTTTGAACAGGCCTTTTGGGAGTTCGACATTGATCGGTATGAAGTCCTAACGCTGAAGAAGAACGGGGAGTTAATCCCCGCACTGGAGCTACACTTCGTGGTCCCGTGTCCCCCGACCAAGGGACTGCATGGTTATATTGACGCAATCCTCCGGGACAAAGAAACCGGGTTCTTGTGGTGCACGGATTACAAGTTCCGGAAAAGTCTGTCTCCTGACGAGGAAGAAGCCTTCAATATTCAGAATGCTGTATATTCGTATGCCTGCATGAAGATGGGGGTTGAAATTACAGGTACTATGACATGGCAACATGTGAATACACCTGCGGCAGAGCCTCAGATTTTGAAAAGCGGTGGAGTTTCCAGAGCCAAGATCAAGACAACATGGGATAAATATGCCAAATTCTGCAGAGAGAATAATATCGACCCGGAGCCGTACCGGGAAGAGATGCAGGAGAAGTTGGCAGATATCGAGTGGTTCCGCGCTACATACGAGTACCGAAACCCGGAGACTGTGGGCAACATCTGGAAAGAATGTGTTATTCCTGCCGCCAAAGGTGTAAGAGCCGCGCACAGCAAAAAGGCGAATAACTTCCGGAGCTTATATCCGTGGAACTGCAAAATGTGTCAATTTAAAAATCTGTGTCAAGCAGAGTTGCGAAATCATGATGCAAAATTTGTTCGTGAAACAGAGTTCAAAACTCGTTCTAAAAATTGACAAAAATATACTTGACAAGATCAAATTTCGTATGGTATAATATTATAAAGGAGGTGAGAATATGATTACAAAACAAGAATTTATCGAAGAGATAGAACGAAATATAAACCGTGAGGGAATTAGCGACTTTATTGAGTTTTTAAAGTCAACAGATTTCTTTTCCGCACCTGCTTCTACACGATACCACGAAGCATACGAGGGTGGATTGATGGAGCATTCTTTTAAAGTTTATCAAGAATTGAAGAACTTAGCAATCGTGTATTGTTCTCGGCTTGATGTCACCTTAAACCCAGAATCGATAGCGCTTGTTGCATTATTCCATGATGTATGCAAAATTGGTTGTTACAAAACAGAAATGCGATGGCGAAAAGACGCGCACCAACGATGGGAACAATATTCAACGTATAAATTTGAAGAGGATTATCCATTTGGCGGGCATGGCTCAAAATCCGTTTTCTTATTGCAACATTACATGCAATTAACCCCGGATGAAGCGTCTGCAATTAACTGTCATATGGGAGCATGGGACAGTTCAACATATAGCAATCCATCACCTGTTTATGAGAGTAATCTGTTAGCGTGGTTGTTACATGTTGCGGATGAAGCCGCAACTTACGCGTATAAAGAAAGGAGTTAAAAATGGCAGGTTATACTATCACTAAAGATATATTCACCAACAAAATGAACATTCTCATTTATGGTGACCCCGGTTCTGGTAAAACTTACTTAGCGGGCACCGCTCAGGATGTTGAAGAAATGAAAAATGTTCATTTCTTCAACATTGACGGTGGTCTTTTAACGCTTGCTGAAAGGGGGGACATTTCCGCAACAGACATTCATTCAATCGGTGAGTTGGAACAGGAATTTTTCAAGATTGTTAACAAGGATGATGAATACAAAGACGTTCGAACGGTTGTCATAGATAACATTTCAGAACTTCAGACATTAGCATTGGAAGAGGAAACAACTAAAGCATTTAAATCAAGAATTAAAAAAGATAAAAGTTACACGATCGACGAAGTTTATCTTGAAGATTATGGTGTTGCAAG